AATCAAAGAGATATCTAGATAGACCTTCTTACATCAGGTAAGGAAGGTCTTACCTTAGGTAAGAGGCAGACGTGGGACTAAAGTTCCAGGCCGCCCGTGCCGAAAAGTTAGTTGGGGAGGCAAAAGATGCAAGTTCAAGCGATGGGCATGTCTAGGAAAAAGTGGTCAAACGAGTTCCGGACTAGGTTTGAGGGCGCCTTGGGTGAGTATGCCAAAATTAAATATGCAGAAATGGTTGGTTTGCCTGACTATTGGAGCGACGAAGTTAAGAGACTAATGAAGAAAGTAGAAGTGCTGTTCAGCCCAATCCAGCATACGGACTCGTCTTTTGACAGGTTTAAGGCTGCAGCCGAAGCGTTTGTGGAGGCCTCAGCGGCCCAACATCAGCTAACCTCAGCCAGAAATGAGATCGCAGCCTTGCTCGATCGGGACGACAAAATCAAGCTGCTAAAGAGCGCTCAAGCCAGGGGCTTAGATTCTGCCGATTTGTCAGTAAACCTCTTGTCTGAATACCTACCGCAGGCCGATCAGATCTTAGCTAAAGTGAGATGACCATGACGAGCCACGTACCAACTGACATCGTAGTTGTTTCCTACAGCCGCCAGGTAGAGAGCGCCAGTTATGATACTGGAGGGTGTAGGCTTTGTTGCGGTCTTTGAGGGGCAGACCGTTAGTGGGTTTGCTGACAGGGTCGTTTTCGAGCGTAAGGGCGCGTCACACGGCGTTCATCCACTAGCGGCGGTTATTGACTAATAGTGTTTATGACGTATTTAGTGTATGATGGGCTTCCAGATACCACTTCGCTCTGTTTTGCTAGCCATAATACTTCCTCTGCCGAGTTGGCCAAGTACATGCTACTGCCAACTTGGTGATTAACTACCACGGTGCACTTACCATTAGTTTCTCTTATATCAAGGCTAAGTGAGAATTGACTAAGTACTTCCCTTAGCTTAGACGCCGCCATTTGTCCTTTGGGTTGGTTGTGATCAAGATGTGCGCCGAGTCTGTGTATTGAAAAGTTGTCGTCCAATCTTCTTCTCCGTTTTCGTCGTACAGTGTATCAGGGCCTTCCAAAAATAGGTGCATTTCGGCTAGTCTTCGCTTGGTCAAACCTGGCAAGGTAACCAGCTTCTGCTTTAGCTTTGCCTTGTCCCAACTAAGCAGACATTGCGCGGCTGACTTTTTGTCCTCACTATTTAGGAACTTAAGCAATTGAGACTTGCCGAGGTTAGTAGGTCCCACGTTGAATACAAAGCTAACCAGGGCGTCAAATTCCTGTTGCAATAACTCTACTTTGACCAAGTTGGTAAGATAACCCTCCATTTGCTTTATATCTTCGAGAAGAATGATGTCGGCCTCGATCGGAGAGATTACCTGGCCAAGTTGCACGCCATCAATATGACCGTACCCAATTGTAGGAATACCGACTGGGTCTAGGTAGGCTTCTACTATGCCGTTTTTGTTTAGTTTATGCAAACCCTCAAATTTCTTGATCAAAAACAGACCAGCCGGTGATAATTTCACTATCGCCTCCTGTTAATGATTGTCGTTTATGTTCTCCGCAACAAGGCTGTCCCACGAATCAGTTACGTCCTTAGCACCGCCAAGATCTAGAATATCGCCAAAGTCAATCTTATTGCCATTAGGCATGACCAGCTTAACATCAGTGTAGTCTATTTCTGGATCGGATTCTGGGTCGTCGCGAGTAGCTGGGTAGCCAGCATAAGCGTCATACTTGATAAGCAAAGTTAACTCTGCCGGGTCATCTTCAGAAATAAGGTCAAAGGTACTAGCCTCACGTTCACTAAATAAGTGAGTTATGTCGGCTTTTACACCATGACCAGAGAACCATACTTTGCCGTTGTCAGACCAAAACTCAGCAAAAGTCTCTATTGACCCAGAGATCTTGGCCGTAGCAACACGCCCAACCACCTTGGCTTCTGAATTTTCGGACGACCACTCATATTTGGACACATTGCCATGGTCAGACACTTCCCAGACATTAGGAAAGAAGTTCTTCTTGTCCAAGTAGGCCAGAAGAGCTTTTTCGGCTTCGTCTGTGGATTTAAAAGTGCCTATGTGCTTCATATTGACCGACACGGAGATTTGGCTGCCCAAGCTCCCGGCTGGCGAAAAGTACGCATCATAATCGTCAGGCTGATCTTCCTCGTTCTCTTCATCTAGGTCTTCTATCTCCTCTTCCTCTTCGTAAGCCAATACTATGGCATCGGCATCGGCACGTGCTATTTTGCCGTCCTTTATTTTGATGCCAACATTGGTGCAGATTTGGCTGAGTGAGGTCTTTGTTACTCGCATGCTTCGGTTCCTTATTTAGTCATCCGTCCTGATCGTCCAGACCGTCCAGACCTGTTAGGTGCGCTTTTTTCTGGTTTGGTTGGCTTTTTGGTTGTCGTCTTAGGTGTTCTGGTTGGCTTAGCCTTCACCTTTGGAGCTAGCGTTTGTGCTCCGTTAAGTAGTGCTGCTATGCAATGCTTACATGTTCTAGGTGAAAACCTAGGGTTGGTGACAGATGGCGCTGCCCCGTTGGAGTGAATAATATCCGAACTATCCTTACCTTCCAGTGCTACTTCGCACACGTAAAGAAAATACTCGCACGTGCACGACATCCAAGTCTTCGCACCTAGGTCGTGTCTGCCATAAAATTTCAGTGTTACCTGCCGTGGTATAGAATCGGCCTTGCAGATGGCAACTACTTGTCTGTACTCACCATAAGCGTCCGAACCAGCTTCTACCTTTTTGAACTGTACTCTGACCCTTTTGGCATTTTGGATAATAATAGGATGACTTCTTTTGGTTACGTCCAATATTTGTTTGGCTGTTAGCATATGCCATCCGTTACCGAAATATAAATGTTACTTATAAAACTATAATATACAAATGCTTAAGCTGGGGTGTTCTATGGCGTCCAAACGTAAGAAAGTTACTACCAAGTTTTGGGATGATGACACCACCGAGGACGACTTAGACGAGGTTCCGATAGCACCAAAAGCCGCACTTATGGAAGATGAGTTAGCAGAAATATCAGAAAAGGACATAACTGAGGCCACCGGCCTTTCGCAAATAGACGAGGTACTGCTCGACGACATCGAGGTAGAGGACGACGATAACTTGTTGCATCCAGCCGAGGTAGCAGCCAAATACCAGGCTACTATAAAAGGTGGCACAATCGGTGGATCTGATGAGCAGATACTCAAAGACCTCAGAAAGATGGTTTTCGCCGTCCCACTGTTGCACCAAGAGGAAGTCCACAGGCTTTTCATCCAAATAGACCAGTGCATTTTCCCGGCAGTTCACTCTATTATGGAATGTTCCGTCGTATTTTTCGGATCGGTAATCCAGGTGGTAACCAAAGTAGCGGCTGGCAACACCTATGGCAAAAACATCTACGAAAAAGAAGACGCTGGACCTGACACAGTTAACGCCAAGGGAACGTACAAAGCCCACGAGATGGACTTTTTGGTCAACGCCTACAAGCTTATCCGCATGTTTGCTGATTCTCAAAATAGCAGGACCGGGCCAATCAAGGAAGCCATGGAAAGATGCTTGTTTATTCGTGGCGTCTACGAAGACGTTTTGCACGAGTTTACCTCCAAGATGCGTTACTATGACGAGCTTCACTGGATGGCATATGAGGCTAAACAAAACAACCAGGACGAGTATCGCCGCATTTGCGACCTGATCGCCAGGATCGACGAGGATTTGGAGCTAAATAGGCACGCCTTCTACATATCGCGAGACGCAAGGCACACTTATACTAAGTATATGCTGCTCCGCTCCACTATTATTGCACCCTACTTGAGAACCGCCTATTCGGCAGCCAAATCGACCGCACGAAACCCGCACCAAATGCTAGACAACTTCCAGAACGGCTCCATCGGCCTTATGAGAGCCGTCAGCTGCTATTCCACCCGGCGGCCAGCCTCGTTTGCCTCCGTGGCCAAGTGGTGGATAAAGCAAATGATGCTTCTTTCTATCAAGGAAGACGCTAACTTTGTTAAGCTACCAGTGTCCACATGGCAGGCCCACACGCAGCTAGAGAAGGCTAGGTCCAGAGTTGGAGCGTCGGAGGAGAATATGGAAGCCATTGCTCTGGCGGCCAAGGTCCCAGTTAGGAAAGTCAAGTCAGTATACCACACTGTTCGCATTGCCCAGGTATACAGTCTCAACCGCACCTACGACGCAGACGAAAAGTTGACGCTGGAAGACATCATGACCGATGATGATCGTCTTGGCGGTATCCCAGATGAACTTCTGGACGAGCTACGCGAGCATTGTCTGCGAACTAACCTTATTCCGGATGAGCTTCGGGCGCTAGCCCTTCGCCACGGAATGATAGACATACTACCGATTAACGAAGTTGACAATAACGCTGTTTTAATGGAGGCTACTGTGCAAAATCTTGCGAAAATTGGCTTTCACTACAAAATCTTTTGATTGAGTGCTTGTATTGGCTTCCCACTAAAACAATGTTAGATTAGTTTATCGCATTAGCGACCATAAATGCATTAGCACAAGGAATTAAGTATGAATCTTCCAGTACCAGGACCTCAGTCTGTCCAAAATCACACATTACCTAAAGGTGTATCACTGCCGCAAATCAAGGCTGGCTTCGGGGCAGCAACTGGTGGCCGTGCCAAATGGGACGACGGTATCAAGTGGGGAGAGCTTCCAGAAAAGGCTTGGACGCAGCTCCGGTTCTACGGCGACGTGTACTTGTTGGCCACCTCGTGGATCAAGCACCAAAAGAGTGGGAAAAAGTTTCCTCTTTTGTCCCTAGCGTGGGACCCGGAAACCAAACACTTCTCACGATCCGGTGACCCGATTCTTGAAGATTTTGATCCGCGTAACTCGACCAATCCAGAAATCAAGGACATTACGCCTCGGCAGCATGGTTATGGCCACGCTATCTTCCGGCAAGCCCAGCAAATGAACCAAGTTAGACCATGGGCTCCTGTCAAGCTGCCAATTTCGCTTATTCTCAGTATTCAGCGTCTGTCTGGTATGAATGTTCACATCATCGATGGTCAGCGCTATGAGGCTGATGTCACCGACCCATACTGGGGAGCAGACGTTTATGTACTGTATGATTCCACGGCAAGAGCTGAGCAGAAGTACCAAGTACAAATCGGCCCTAAGGTACCGCTGACGGACTTGGAAATTAGCTACATCAGTCAGCAGTACGATTGGAAGAGCCGGGTGGTTTGGCCATCTCGCGAGGAAGTAATTCGGTCTCTCAAAGAAAATGGTTATTACGACCTGATTGCTCCCCAAAACCACATGATCACCCAACCGGCGGTGCCGCCTTCCAGCTTTGGCATGCTACCTCCACCGCCTTTCCCACAGGTGCTGCCACCACAGGCCCCGCCACCGGTCCAGCAGCCAGAGTACCAGCAGGCGTATGCTCCCCAACAGATGTATGCTCCGCAGCCGCCAGCGCCGCATCCAGACTATTATCCGCAAGCTCCGCAGGGTATGCAAGCTCCTTCCACTGCTTCGTTTGCACCTCCACCAGCTCCTCCTGCGCAAGCGATGCCACCGCAGCCGTTTGGCGCTCCGCCAATACCGATGGCCCCGCCGCAGGCCCCGGTTAATGCGGCTCCGGTTTCTCCGGTACCAGCCGGTTTACGTCCATCGGCTCCAGTATCGGCTCCAGCAGCGGAGGGGCTTATCGAGCTAGATGACATCCCTTTTGACGGTGCGGCTGAATCAGCCGCAATCGGCCAGGAAGTGACTGAGCGTACTTACCAAGTGGTCGGCAAAGGAAAGCCTATGGGTCACGGTGCTTTTCAGACCTTGATAGGGCAGTACGCAGAAGCCACAAAGCGCTTGCCGTTAAGGACTTGTAGCCGTGGCGAGCTAGAAGGCATTGATGTACTTACCTGTTACAGTCAGTATCGTGGTGACTCTGTTTGCATGAAATGTCCGTTGCGCAGATACTGCATAGAGGGATAAACATGAATAGCACACCAACGCCAGGTCTAGATCGGTTTTTGGAACTCAAGGAAAACAAGGTTAGTCAAACTTTCATCTTTCTTCTTGAGGAGGAAGCATCATGGTTAGACGAGGAAACTTGTTGGGTTCATCATTTACGGTCACCAGTGCACTTAATCAGGCTAAGCGACGAAGAGTTTAAAATACTCGACATCGGAGTGCACCCAAAGACGGTGATCACGAAAGCTGGTAAGGAAATACAGACGTTTAACGGTGTGCCACGAGTGCAAGTCCTGAAGAAAATTCTCTCTTCTCTTTCTTAATAAGGTCGGGTGCATAACCGGTCTTCTTTGTTGGCCGAAAAGCCTACTTTGCCATTAATAAGCGGCCTGGCACCTCAGTCAGGCCGCATTTTCCTCGGAGAAAAACATGAATCCAGATGTTGCCGCATTGGTTGCGGAAGGCATTGATATAGACAAGATCATGGGAGCAGCTGTTACCGCTGCTGAGAAAAAGTCCAAGTTGCAACCGGTATACCTAAAACGTGACTCATTTGCTGCGTACGCCATCCATACAGGATCATTATGGCTTGATCTAATTATGGGGGGCGGCATTCCTCCATCTCGCATCGTCGGGATCTCAGGCCCTGAACACTCAGGTAAGTCGCTCCTGGCCACTGAGATTATAGCTAACCAATTGCGGGCTGGTCGCCACGCATTCTACAAAGATGCCGAGGGTGGGTCAGATCCGCTGTTTCTAAAGAGTCGTGGTATCGATTTTGACCTTTTCCGTGGCAAAAGAGATAAGAAAGGCAAGCTCAAAGATGGAGAGAGGGACCTGATCCATTACTACCAGCCCACCACTGGTGATGAAGTCTTGCACTTCATTCATGAATTGGCGGCTAAGTTACCGGAAAACCGAACGCCAACGTTCCCAACGGCACTCATTACGCTTGACTCAGTGGTGGCGCTGGTTACTGATGCTGTTTCCGACGACATAGACTCTAACCGAATGGCTATGCATGCCAAAATGTATTCAGAAATGTTGCCAATCATAAACAGTAATCTCATTAGAACCGGCTGTAGTTTCATCTATACTAACCAGATTAGACAAAAGCCGATGGCCAGCAAATACGAAAACCCTGATTATGAACCCTGCGGATCGGCGCTACGTTACTTTGCCAGTATCAGGCTGCGACTGTCGGCCTCTAAGCCAAAGTTTGGAGACAATGACCACCCCTTTGCCGATAAGGACAAAGGCTTTATCAAAGATGCTGCGCCGAAAGCCGGTGGGGTTTGGGAGGAGCCTCATTACGACAGTGAGGGCCAGGAAGTCGGGCTGGACCGGTACACGTACACAGCCATCAGAACAGTCAAAAACAAGGTCTACAACCCGTTCAAAGTATGCTGGATTAGGACGCAGTTTGAGGAAAACGGCTCCACTGGTCGCGGGCTGGACAAGGTGTTTGATGTGTTTAGCTTTCTGCACCAGGTTGGCCTTATCAAGCCAGCGGTGCTGACTGCCGAGGAGAAAGCTGCCAAGGTTAAGGTCGAAGCAGTTAAGGGTAGATACGAACCAGTGGCTGGCAGTCCTGTTGACTTGGTAGCTTTGGGGATGCCCAAAAGATGGACCTACCAGCAGTTCAAGAAATGGATAAATGAAACTCCGTCTATCGTAATGGTCCTACGCGATAAATTGTTGGTTTCTGGCTGGGCGTTTAACAATCTGGAAAGCACGCCGGATCACGAGGCTGAGCGGCAATCTGAGCAAGACGAAACTGAGACTGCTCCGGTATCGCCATCACCACTTCCTCCGCTCCCACCACCAATACTGGCTACGCCACCGCCAGTTATGCCTTCGCCTCCAGCTCCTGCCTAGGCACTTTGGGGAATGCATCATAGATTGGTGCATTCCCCTAAAAACAGCGTGTAATAAGAAAAAAGGAAACAACATGATTATTAGCGTAACACCGCAAGAGATGCTGGAAATCTTAATAAGGTCAGGTGTTGATACTGCTACTTCTAAGTCTATTATCCTTGACCTGCTCCTGGCTTCGGAAGGCGGGCTAAAGGTTCCACAGACAGAAGTAGAAGAAATCAATGAAATAGTGGAACCGTATTTCTCTGAAGTTGACGAGGTGGCCGCTAAGTCTAAACGCAAAACCAAGCGGGTTAACTTTAGTGCCTTCGGCGGCTCCGCTGAGAATCTTAAATAAGGACAGGTACAGATGAAGTCGTCACTTACTGCCAGGTTACTACTGGGACAGCTGCTTGAGTCCGACCAGATTGTTATGCATCAAAATTTTCCGAAAAACAATCAGCAATACCTGGAGGCCCAAATCGCAAAGCTAGAGGCAATTGCTGATCACCACCACAGCATCTCAGTGTCCTTGTCTCATCCGGCCAGAGTAAGAGCTAGGTCCAGAGACATGGAGCAAAGCTGCACAGGGCTGATAAATGGTATTAAGTTTGGCATCTCTTTTATGCTGGGTCTGGATCGGGACTTGGCAGAGGAAGACAGAAAAGCCGAAGCGGATGGTTTAGTATGAAATTGCCCAGCGTATTGACTCCTCACTTTTTGCAAACCGGTGACATTCACATCGGTGAATGCCGAGCCTTGCCAGACTACCTGGACAGGCACGAGAAGGTTTTGTGGCAAATAGCCAACTTAGCAATAGCCAATAAACTGCCGTTGCTAATGACTGGAGACCTTTTCCATCTTAAGTCTACCAAGCACGAGGAACGGTGGTTAGCGGCTAGGTGGATTGGCTATCTGGAGGAAAACGAAGTACACAGCATCTTTATAGATGGCAATCACGACCATCTGTACGGTGAGTTTACGCAGATGATGGAATTCTCGCATATGCCGCTAAAGTATGTGAGAATGGTAGCGTGGTCTCCACGCGTGGTAAATATGCTGGGAGTGTCGTACTTGGCCATTCCGTGGCGTAACTACGAAGAGAACCAGATAAGAGCGATCGTTACCGCCCATCTTTTGCAAATGACCAGCGATAAGAAGGTGGTGATTCTTCACGAGTGTATAAAGGGCGCACTAGCCGATAACGGATTTGTTATTCCTGGCGGCACCTCACTGCCAAACATGCCAGAAATTACTTATTGGGCAGTTGGCGATATTCATAAAGTGCAAAAAACTAACTTGGATAACGGGTGGTACGCTGGTGCTCCTGCGCAGTTCAAATTTCTAGACCAGCATAGCAAAGGGATTTTGGCTGTTGATCTAGCCAGTCCCTGCGAGCCTCATTTTATACCAATTGCGTCAAAACCAATGCGCGTGGTATCATCAGTGTCGCAGATTACAGACGACGCGTATTATCAGGTCAGAGGTAATGCTAATGAGATAATGAAGGCTAGTGGGTTTTCCCAAGTGGTTAATACCAGCTATGACGAATTAGACGCTGGCGTAGATGGTGGTATTAAGCCAATTACTGAGGGCTTAGACACCTATCTCTTGGACAAGGGAATACCAGAATCTTACCATAGTTACGCAGTGGACTGGGTGGAAAAACTGTTGACAGGAACGGAGCAAGGATGAAAGCGGTAGCAGATAGGTCAGTTGGTGAATATTTGAATAAAATACGTATTAGAAGATACAAGAATCGTAAACTATACGACACTGTGCACTTCAAGTACATTCAATATAAAGCCATTTTTGACATGATAGTAAACGGGGTGGACTTTAGAGTTGTTGACCACATAGGCAAGGATATTACACATTGGACAATAGCGCAAGCAATAGCCAAGCAGACAGATATGCAGGAAGTGAAGGATGCTCTGGACACGACGGTGTCGATGCTGAGGGGACAAAGCAAGAAAAAGGCGAAGAAGCAGCCATTGGCATAGCGTATCATTCGCCACTTGATGTGTCAACAATGATACCAGAGTTAGCAGCGTCTGACAACGCAGTGCTAATACCAATCTATTGCTATCGCGCAGGAAGCACCAAAATGCAAATAGTGTTTGGTTCCGAACGCGATTTGAAAAGATTTAATATTGACGTATTAGACGCAGCCAATGGCATGCCGTGCGACCTAACAGCCGCAATGATAGACAAACTAATCTCCAAATTTTTTGCATAAAAGCGACTGAACCTAAATGCGAGGATTATATGGAACAAGGACTACCGCCCGGATACAACGTGAGGGACGAGAAGGTCGCCGACAAGTCTAAGTCCCAGCGAGACGAAGCTAGGAAAAAGATTGCCGACAGGAACCTAGCAGAGATCTCAAAAACAATGGCCGGAGACATCGTAGCTAGATCTGTTCCCCTTGATTACGACTCTGATGGAATAGCTATCATAGACAGGGCTGAATCGCCACAGGTAGCTCCACCGCCACCGCCTCAGCCAACCCAACCCCAAGCGGCGGCTCCTGTGGCACCAGCACCAGCCCAACGTGGCCAAAAACAAGAAGAGTTGGCCCTGGCTCATCCGGTGTTGTCCAAAATGTTGAGAGTCTTTGGCTTGTCCAAAACTAAGTCGTACAAGCTGGACCTGTTCTCTAGTCACGACGGACAGAAAGTGTCGTACGAACTGACTCAGCTCCCAGAGGAAACCACGGCTTGGGCTCTTGCTGAGTCTAAGACTAAGGGCCTAGGGAACGAAGGCACATTTGCCTACTTCCAAAACCTGTTCGTGTCAGCGTCAGTGATTGCTATTGATAACGAGCCAGTGTGGATAGTGTTCGGAGTGGCTATCGCACCAGAGGAGCAAGCCATTCTTGACCGCGATCCTAAGAACATTCCAATAAGAGTAAGAAAAGCTTGCGGAAAGGTTTTGGCCGAGCTTTTCTGGTCTGACCTAGGTCCGGTGGCAGACAAGCTGTGGAACTTCTATGAAGACGTTATCGCTAAGGAAAACAAGGTAACAAGCTCATACGAGAACGAACAAGCGCAACTTGAGCGGTATGTGTGTCCTATTGACGGCTGTAATAACATAGACTTCTTGCGCCCACAGCAGGACAAGCCGTATTTTTGCAAAATCCACGGTGTCCACTTGGTTAAGGGCATCGAATGGGGTGGCGGTGACCTCCCTTTGGTCTAAAGGCCGCTGAGTCAATTCCTGAATTGTATGTCCGAGGAATGGTTATGGCTCGCGGCGGGTACACAGTGAGTGACATAAACAGCATGTCTGAAGAGGAAATTGCTTTTATATATCACTATCAGGACCTAGCTACCGAGAAACAGCACAGCTACCTAGCGTCGATTTTGGGGGTCGTGTGGACTCGCGATGATGTCACCCCGGCAGTCGGCAAAGGCAATTCGGTTCCACCAGACAAAATTCTGGTACCACTGTCCATGGCGATTAACCCGAATGTTGTTAGCTATGTGTCATCAGTGTTCGGTATTGGCAGTACCGAGAAGAAAGAGACTAGTTCTTCGGTGGAAGGTTACACGCCAAGCAATAACGAAAAGATTGTGTCTACTGAGGGAATGGGAAAAGAAGAGTTCATGAAACTGATTGGGAAAAGGTAGTCACCACTTTTTCAATGGGCAATCAGCTGCCTTGAGGCCGGTTTTGATGTTCAGGTAGCACCCGCAGACGGTGCACCTGTTTCGGCTAAGATGAGGGCAGGCATGACAAGCTGCCAGTCGCTTTTCCACTACGTCAGAAGATGCGGTTATTTTACCACTAGAAGCAGCACCAGCCATAACATTGGCAGCTGTCAGCATGAAATTTTTAGCCTGATCAAACATATTAGGCATAAGTTTCCTACCTGAACAGCATGACATAACGCTCCAGCATTTAGGTGGCCACAAAATGAGACCTGCAAACAAAATAATCCAAGACCTTGTGGTTGGTGAATTTTCTGACGGACAAATGTTACCACCAACGTTATTCCCTTCTTCAGTAGAATCGGTCATAATGGGACTAGGATCAGAGTATCAGGACAGGATCGGTGGGTGCCGGACCAAGCTAGAGGTACTAGAGCTTTCCGTAGACTATCTGGCCGAGTGTGCAGCTATCGCAGCCGACACATACAGAAACAAACCAATTCCAGATAATGCGTACCAGTTGGCAGCGCTAACCAACGCCCACAAATCGGCTTTGGCGCAGTTGGAGAAAATGAAAGATCCGGATGAGATTTTGTCTGAGATAGATGCCAAAATTCATACTATGTTTGTAGCAATGGTAAGAGCTATGGCCATAGAAATAGATAAGGTCAAGAGGCAATGGGTTGCCATGCACCCGGAAGACCTTTCGACAATAGACGACCTGTTTACCCGTATGACTAATTCTGTTCAGCCCGAGACCCAGCGAATTTATGATGACCTAGAAAAATCATTGAAGAAAACGTTGGGAATTAAGAGGTGAAAGTAGTAAAAGTTGATAACATGCGTATTTGGCGCGACCTAAAAGACTTACAATTGGCTGATTTGGCTGACGAGTGGCTGTCGGCCTGCAGTATTGGAACATGTGATGACGGACCAAAAGAGTGTCAAGACCAGCAAAAGCAAGGCAGAAAAGAAAAAATTCTCGCCTTTCGAGATATTCGAAGAGCTAAAGAACTCTAACCTTGACCCATCAGTATTTGACAAAGTTGACGAACGAGACTTTGCCAAAGCACCGAACTTCCTAGACTGGTCTATTGAACCAAAATTTGCCAATACTACCGTGTTGCCTAAGCAGATAGAGATTGGTGTCAAACTATGCCAGGATTGGTGCCCTAGGTGCTCAAACCCTGGCTACATTAACACCCTGTTCGACCAAACGATAGGTAACATCAAGGACAATATACAATTCCTAGTTCACGGCGTTTGCCCCAAGTGCCGTTCAAACCGTATCGAGCTGGCCAACGAGTTTGACATTGAAATCAAAAATGAACTGGTTGGCGCCATGGGCCAGCGCTGCGTCCCAAAAGACACTCTTGTTTATACTGGTCGTGGCATCATACCAATTGAACAAGTAAAGGTGGGAGACTTGCTTTCCCATGGTGTCGTGTCAGAAATATTTGACTCCGGCACTCAGGATATGTTGGAAATCAAGACCGAACATGATTGGGCTCTTAGGGGAGCCAAGAACAGCCATATTGTAGCTACTAAGGTTGGTGACGAAATAGTATACAAACCAATCAAAGAGTTGGTTGTTGGCGACGTTTTGTTGTTAAACTCATGCGGTTTCTGGCCAGAGACTCGTTACAAATTGCCGCGTTTTGGTATGGCCGGTTTTCCCAGTGAAGTAACAAATGAGTTGGCAAGATTAACTGGTTATCTGGTGTCTGATTGTGCATCTCTTTGTGCAGAAGTAACCTATGATATTAGACGGTGCAATTTATCAGTTTTTGCGCAGCTGCACCTAACGGAAAATGCTGAATTAATCTGCAAATGGCTGGATTTTATTGGCCTCGACGTTGCTACTAGGCGCAACAAAATTCCGCAGTACATCATGCAATCTCCAAAAGAGGTACAAGCCGAGTTTTTGGCAGGTTTGTTTGGAGAGGCAAACAGTGTATACAAGGATACCAACGGTGCAATTAGTCTTAGGTGTATTAGTGCGTCTGAGTTACTTATTAAGCAAGCAAGAATCATATTGCTGAGTTTCGGAATAGCGGCAAGGTACGCGCAGCTGCCTAGCGGTTACCACATGATTACTACTAGTGACCCGAGTTTTGTTAGCGTATTTGCTTCCTTGGTAAATTTGGCTGAGAATGATAAGGACAGGCTAATAAAATCAGTTGTCCCAGAGGTGCCCAACACTCAGAGTGACATAACCAGCCAAGGACTTATACCAGCTCCCATTACGAGCATTGTCGAGGCTTCAGCAGTTCCAATGATGGACGTTAGTATTCCAGGCAGCAACGTTTACACAGGTGACGGATTCCTGCATCACAATTCTGGCAAGACGAAGCTAGTAGGTCTCCTGGCCTCGTACATTACCCACAGGTTCCTTAAAGTACCAAACCCGCTGCGGTACTTCGGACAACCAACCGGAGAGCTTCTTCTTGGTACTTTCTCTGCCTTAACACTGGAGCAGGCGTCGCAAACCCTGTGGGAGTCGTACAAGGGATTTATCAGCGGCTCTCCGTGGTTCTCCCAGTACCACAGCTTCCTAAGAAGTGAGGAGAAGCGCCTAGGCGTTGAACTTCTGCACGATCTGAAGAACTCGATTCTGTACACGCACAAGCAGATGCTGTGGCACTGCACGGGTTCTCAGGACCGGAAGATGCGAGGCAAAACCAGAATCTTCGCGGCGATAGATGAGCTTGGCTGGTTTATTATGGACGATTCCAAACCAGACTTGCAAAACATGAATGCCGATGCCGTCTATACAGCCCTGTCCAACTCCCTGGCTACCATGAGAATGAAATACCGAATTCTGCTGACCCGTGGCGAATACGACGCCCCGCCAATCTTGATGGCCAACGTGTCGTCCCCATCGTCAGCCAAAGACAAAATTATGAGGCTGCTTAAGGACGCTAACAAAAATACAAAGATTCTAGCGGTACAACTGCCTTCTTGGCTATGCAATCCTGACTATACGTACGAAACGCTTAGGGCTGAGTTTAACCACGTCGAAGAGTCAATATTTATGCGGGACTTTGGTGTAGAGCCACCGTTGGCCCAGAGCCCATTCATGTCTGACGAAATGATGTTGACTCGCATAGCAAAAGGGCCTGTTACCACTGATTACGACACGGTGGAAATACTTGATGACACTAACAAATTCAAATCGGCACGGTTGCGCATGCATAACGCAAATCGTGGTACACCAAGAATGGTGACCTTTGACCTTGGTACCACCAAAAATGGGTTGGCTGCATGCATTTTCAACCTTACTGGTGGGAAGCCGACCTTAGAGTTCGTACTGGCCATAACGCCAAACCCAGCAGCAAAGATCCGTATTAACATTGCTGACGTATATGATAACTTTACGGAACCATTGGTAAAGTCTCTAAACGTCAAATATGTGTTCTTTGACCGTTGGCAGTCTCTTGACCAGATTGAGAGACTTCGTGCCCTTGGGGTAACAGCCGAAGTGTACTCCTTGTCGTACAAAGACATGGACTCGGTCAGGGGGTACATTAATTCTGAGGCTGTAACAATACCAAAACTGCACAAGCCAATCCAGGAAATTATATCAGATTACGTTTCCGACAGTCCTCAATGGCAGAGTAATCCAGTAGGTGCGCTCTGCATCCAGTTGCTTACGGTTAGGGACAATGGGCACAGGATGATGAAGCCGTTGCAAGGCGATGACGACATCTTCAGAGCTTTCTGTCTAGGAGTGGTGAAGTTGTTCGACCCTAGTATCAAGTTGACTATGCAAGGGACCGTTGCAGCCCAAATGGCATCAGCCAGAGCGGTAGGAACAGTTAAGCCAAGAAGTGCCAAAATGGGAGGCCTTAGTGGCGGCAAAGTTACTGTTGATGGGATAGGTGCTGCCTTTTCTAGGCAGCGTAACCGATGAATAGCTATTTTTGTATTAGTCTATACACAGAGGGCAGAGATGCAAAAACAACCAAGAATTACCGCCGTAGCCACAGTGGTGTCATCGGTCTCAAAGATCAGAAACATAAACCTTACATCGGCTGAGGTAAGTCGGGCAGCTGAGATTCTCCAAAAGAGAGCGCAAGCTGATTGGGGAGCCATCGAGTGGGACGCTGCCGTGACGTCTCTGGTAGAATCTTGGCGGACCAATCCGATAGAGCAGGAAAATAAGCTAAAAGTTGTTGCAGCCAATGAGCTTTGTCCGCTTTGCCAACAGCCCGGCCAACCAATCACTCTGATGCGGGGTCGCAAGGCTTATTACTGCCGTTCTCACACAGTTGTTACTCCTGCGATTGTCAACTAACACGAGGCCTACTTATGCCACTGATAAGATTTAATGAGCACCCAGCTCCTGGTTATTATGAAGACGGGTCCATGGTGGTGCTCGGCGGCAAATCTGTCGGCAAAGTTAGGCAGCGCAAGATAATTACCGCTGATTGTGCTGGCAGTGGTGGTGGCTTCGGCATGGGCGGAGGCGGAGGCGGAGGCGGCGGAGCAGGTGGAGGCGGAGGCGGTGCTGGTGGCATTTTCACTGGCGGTGGGGGAGCCGTAGGGTTTGGCGGGTCCGGTGCTAGCGGGTCGTCTGCAATAGTGGACAGGTACAACCCAGTACGCGACCGGCTAGACGAGGGGTCAATAGTCGAGGACTGGATACCTCGTGATGCGTCAGGCCTTGACGAAATGTTTAAGCTGATGTACCACAGAGATTATATCGCTGGCACCATGGTAGATCTTTTGGCCGATATGCTTTGGTCTGATTTTGATCTAGTTGGGATCAAAGACCCGACAATTAAGAACATTTACATGGAGTCTATGTCATCTGTTGACGTAATGTCAACAATGCCAGACATCACTCGCGAATTTCTCGTCCTAGGGCGAACGATATCGTCTTGGATCTTTGATAAGGAACGCGGCATTTTTCGCGACCTGGTGTCTCATGATCCAGGCCTGGTGAGATTGCAGCCAATACCAATCAAGGGGTATGACCCAAAAATAGACTTGATACCTTCCCCAGCGATGAGAGCATTTGTTGACTCAACAGACCCGCGTGACGTGGAAGCCAGAAAGCTGCTGCCAGAAGCCTATTTGAAAGCAGTGCGCGGAGCTTCTGGTTCTAGCGTGTCTGCATGGGGTGGAGGCGGTGGTGGAGGCGGTGGAAACGGAGGCGCGATTCCGCTTGACCCAATCAACACCCTGTTTGTTGCCCGGCGCCGATTTAACTTTGACTACATTGGTACGTCGCTTTTCACTAGACTGATCACCTTCTGGGCGCTTGAGAAAGCTCTTATTAATGCTACCGTGTCGTCGGCTAGACGTAGAAGTAGACCAATACTCCACGTTAAGACTGGTATCGAAAACGTGTGGGAACCTACTTCTGAGGAGATGGATGCTATTGGCGGCATGTTCATACAGGCTGACGAAGATCCGGTTGGTGCGGTTGTGGTTACAAGAACCGGTGTGGACACCAACGAGGTAAGATCTGGCACCGACTTCTATAAATGGGCCGACGAGTGGTCACTGCTTAACGAGGGCAAGCTAAGAGCCTTGGGCGCTAACGACGCCTTGTTATCCGGCGATGCGACGTATTCCAATCAGGAGTCCGCTAGGTCCTTCTTTATGGAGCGAGCCGCCTACCTCAGAGACCAGCTAACTAGCCGTATCTTCTATGCAAAGATGTTTCCGCTCCTAGCTAGGATTCATGGCTTTACCAAAACCAGCGAAGCCCACTTGGCCCACGGTATCAGAGTAAAAGGTAGCGAAGGCCCGAAATCACAACGGGACAGTCTAAACATCCCAGACTCAGACCTCATCATACCAACCATTCAGTGGCGCAAAGAGTTAGTGTCAGGTGTTGACACGTCCATGCTGGACGTGTACGAGCGAGTGGCGGATAAGGGAGTACCAATTCACCTCAGGCAATGGGCGGCGGCCTCAAACGTTGACCTGGATGCCCAAATGCTGGACCTGGAAGCCGATGCCGACTTGCGCAAGCGGGTTGGTAAGTGGAAAAGCAGTTTCGAGAATGAGGGCGGTGGCGAGATGCAGGAGGCAAAGCTTGAGTTTATTAACTCGCTGCGGGCCTTGTCGCAAACCAACCTCCAAAGAGTGGTAACGTCGTCAGTCAAGGACCTTGGTAATATCTCTAAGTATATCTTTTGGAACCGCGAAGCCAAGCTTGGACGACTGTCTGCCAACGAGATGGCCACGGTAATGAAAGAAATTATGGGGTCGTCTGATAACTCATACAAGGTGCTTGGTGACTCGTTCGCCCTGACGGTCAAGCTAAGACACAGCCTGCAAGACAATGTAAAAGCTGACATTGCCCATTTTCTTATGTGGCGTACTGGGCTAACGCCAGTAAGGCCAGCTCTTAATGGCGACACCATCGTTGAACTGTCCAAGGCCATAGAAGCCGCCCTCGACCAATACGCCAACAATGGCAGCGTTTACCAACTGGCAAAAGTGGCCGAACAGGAGTTGGCTGCGATCTCAACGTGTCGCCCTAGGAAAGAGACTAGTGCCAAGATCGACAGCGAGTACAAGGCTACTGACAAAAGGATAGAGGGCCGAGTCCCCAAGGACCCCATACCAGACACGAGCAATAAAATCTTCTCGGGAGTATAAGTGCGGACCCGTTGCGACGGGTCCGTTCTATCTATCTTATCCAACCAAGCATGTTAATATCTAATGGAGATCAAAAGTTGGAACACCCAATTTTGGACAATCACCTTATTGTGCCTGTGAACATGGTTCCACTGAATTGTCTGGAGCGATTCAGGGTAATGCTCAAAGACGTTGACGGAGAGGAGCACATTCACCAATTCTATGCTTACGATGAGACGGACAATGTGTACAGGTTTGCGCGTGGCAATCTGGACATGGTCTACGAGATATTTGGTAACTATGGAATACAAGACCAGCGGTCGCGTGCTCCGATGAAGAATAAGCTGGTGTTTACTGGGTCCCTAAAGCCGCACCAAGTGCCAGTAGCGGAGGCAATAATGGCTGGCAACGGGTACGGGCAACTAAACGCTCCACCCAGATTTGGCAAAACTGTTACCCTGACTAGCATAATATGCCAATTTGGGTTTAAGACGCTGTGGATGGCGCACCAGATAGACCTCCTCAAGCAGGCGCTTAAGACGTTCCACCGTTTCACAAATGTTATGGATCTAGAGTACGAGCTAGGCAGGCCGATTGTTGGGATTGCTAAGGACTGGGAAGACTTCTACAAATATGACGTGTGTTTCACCACCTACCAAAAGTTTATTCAATCGTTTGACCGCGTTGGAGAACTTAAGAACACGTTTGGTGCGGTGTTTGTCGATGAGTGCCACTTAGCAAAAGCTGGTCATTATGCCAAAATAGTATCAGCATTTAACCCAGCTGTTAAGCACGGCGTATCTGGCACCACTGAGGTGAAAGGGGACGCCCACTTAATAAACAACTTCACCCTGGGACCAGTTAGGTTCGTTGGTAGGAAGCCAGAGATACCCTGCCAAGTGCGTCTAGTAAGAACTAACACCAGAGTGAGCGCGTCTGGCTCTGGGCCTAGGTTCTTTGGTATGATGCTAAATGAGTTGGCCAAGAATCAAAAGAGAACCGAATATATTACCGATGTAATCAAAGCATACGCGATGGCTGGCCATTACATAGTAGCAGTTAGTGAGCGAGTACAGCACATTGACGACATAGTTAAAGGATTGTTGGCCGCCGGGATTACGGCTCAGGCTTACCACGGCAAGGTATTCAAGAATGACCGCCATCGTGAGCAAATCCTGGAGGATGCAAGGTCAGGAAAAATCCGCGTTCTCGTGTCTATCCGCAAAATGGTTCTAGGTCTAGACATTCCACGGCTGACTGCTTTCTTCAACTTGCTGCCGTCAGCTAACCCACCAAACTACTACCAAGAAGCGTCACGAGTAGGAACCGAGTACCCAGGCAAAGATTGCAGCTACGTAGTTGACTTTATTGACGACCACCCGATAGCTCTTGCTTGCTTAAAATCTAGAAACAAGGTTTATTCAGAGCAAGGGTGGGAAGTTGTTAATAAAAATGAGTTTCCAACAGTCTACAATGCAATGTCTTCATATCGAAGAAGCCCGTCGAGGAGTTTATGACAAGCAGTAGCACCGGTGTAGATAAATGGTTAAGATTGTCTGGAGTGCCGTTTAGGCACATAAAGAAATCGGTAGCAAAATATCAATTCTCGTTAGTAGAATTTGTCAGTAGCGGTGGCGGTAGGGTAGCCATCAAACCGGATGAGCAACAGGACTGCTACCAAGAGCTATACACCAAGATAGGCTGCCTAGGGGAGTCTGCTCTTTATGGGATAGGGTCAAACCCAACCGAGGTGGCGTCGTATCAGTTTGCGGTAGAAATCTGTAGGGCCTACACAGAATACTGTTTCAACTCCCGCCTTGTGGCAAAGATTAAGTGGATAGACTTAGCAGCACCAGATTGGAGCTATTTGAAGTCATCTGAATTGCAGGAAATAGTGGTAATTCATGGCATTTCCGACGCATCTGATCCAAAAAGGTTGGAACAAGCTAAGGATTTCATACGAAAGTCGTCAGACTGCACAATTTTGGTTGTCGCCACAACAGTAAACATTGTTGACATGATAATCAGAAAACTTGGCTTGCAGCCAACGGCTATTTGGCAGCTTTCCACTATTCGCACCAACATAATAATATGAGGACCGCATGAAGATATCAACCAAATGCGACGGGAAGGAAAAGCGACACAGTTGGGATGCCTTTGTCGGGGAATATGGCATGCCGGACGATGGCCAGCATTACTCGTACGACATAGTCGCACATGGTAGGACGGAGCAGGAGGCCAAGCAGGAGCTGTTACTATGCGCCCAATCGCTGCAGGGCGTAATAACGCAGCTGTTGGAAGCTATTAAATCAGAAATAAGTCTTGACGCGCAGTCACCCGAGGAGTTGTTGTGAAAGCTTTTGACGCAGCCGCCGAGATACAGGCCATAATGACAATCTGCGATTCGGAGCAACGCAGCTTCTTTCTTGGTAGCCTTAGTCAGGACCACTTTGGGTCGCCAGCCACCAAGGAGATCATGCAGCGAATCACTAGCCTGCTGTATGCTGGCAAGTCAGTGCCTACTAGCTCCGTTCTGCGCTACGACGAGGCCCTGTCCGACGTGGCTAAGTCGTCGCTTACCACCCCTATCAAGCCCTTGGTGCACGAGTCTGACTTGGAGGCCCTGAGAAGTACGCTAGACCACTATCGTAAGGCTCGCATAATACTGGATACCGTGTCGGCTACAATAGAAAAGCTAAAGGATCCCAATCCAAACATAAACCATATCGTGATGGATATACAAGGCTCCCTAGAAAAGTGCCACTCGGACTCCTCCCGCTCCGAAATGGTTCATTATTTGCCTGACGCCGAGCTGCAAAAGACAGTGGCCGAAGAGCTGGAGTCAGCCGACACCGACGCCATCCCAACTGGTTTCTCCGAATTTGATCGCCAAGCTGGCGGGTTTAGACGCAAAAACGCCGTGGTTATGGCGTCAGTACCGGGTGGCGGTAAATCGGCGATGGCTTTGCAGTGCGCGATAAACCAGTATTACATGGGCTATAACGTCTGCATCATCAGCTACGAAATGTCGGAAATCGAGATTAGATACCGGCTGCTATCAAATATAGCAAAATTTGACCATGGCAAAATCCACCTCAAGAAATTGACGGCAGCTAACCGCACTCTTATTAATGACAAATTTGCCGAGTTCCTGGCGTCCTCCACGGGCAACCGGTTTACGATTTGGACGCCAGAGCGAGAGCTATTTATACCGCAAATGGCGCAAGAGTTAAAGGCATACAAGTACGACGCTATATATGTCGATTACTTAGGCCTTCTGCCCAGTTTCCCAGACAAGCCAATGCACGAAACCCTCGGGGACCACACCAGGCATGCGAAATTAGCCGCTAAGTCGCTTGATGCAGCAATAGTCCTTCTTTGTCAATTTGATAGTGTCGAAAGCAAGATTAAGTACTCAAAGGCTGTAGAAGCGCATGCCAACCTTATCTGGGCGTGGGACTTTGCAGAAAAAGAGAGACAAACTGGCATTATTGAGGTTCGCCAACTTAAATCGCGGTCGTCAAAAGTCTTTGATTTCTACTTGCAACAGGACTTTTCGGTTATGTCAATGATGGACTACCGAGGTCCGTCTCCGGACGAAATCTATGCTGATGACGATAAAAATGCTAGCACTAGTAAAACAAAGAAAAGGAAAGCTGATCCAAAGGCTGAATTACCAAAAATGCCAAAGTTGCAATAGGAGAAAGTACTTGAACAGGAAAACCATTGTCGCTATTCACGGGCTCCAGGGTAGCGGCAAAACTACACTAGCAACAAATCTGTTGCACATCTTTACCGGTACCGTTGGCGTCGTCAGTATCAAAAGCTCATTTAAGAAATACGCCGACACTATTATGCAGGACGTGCACCACCTGCTACCGTTGTCAGCTGTGGAGCTGGCCCACAAGGAGCTGCAGAGAGCAGTGTCAACCTGGGGCGAAAGGTTCGCTCCCCACATCTGGTCAAGGTTGTATAGTGCTGCGGTAATGGAGTCGCCTTTTTCCGTTGTTATTACGGATGATGTCAGAACCGATATGAACATCATGGCATTGTGCAAGCTATCGGAGACGAACAACGTGATGTTGGTGCGTCTCATTTGCGGCGAAGAAGCCAGAAAAGCCAGGGTGTCTGTTTGGCGAGAGATTACTGACTACACAGAAAGGCTGCTACCGGCCCAGGACGACCTGCAAACCTTTAGCGTTGATACTGGTGAGTTTGGCGCCACTGAGGTGGCTGATGCTGTTGTTGCTAAATTGGCTGAGTTAGGATGGGCAAATGGCTAAGTCAGGGCTAGTGCTGCCAGCAAAGGAATTCAAGGAAGCCATAAAGAGTATGCTGTCCTTTTCTAACAGTCTTGGTGGCACTTTTGGTTCTGCGGCCACCTTCACGCTAGACCCACCAGCTCTAAGGCTTACCTCGGAGCTGGCCACTTTGGAGGTTCTTCTTCATGCCAAGGAAGTGGCGACAGGCGGACCGGAACACTTCCACTTTCATATGGACAGTGTTGCTAAGTTGGCACTAACCGGCACCGAAGTTGAGTTTTCGTGGGACGACCTTGTTGTCCTGCACGTGAGCTGCGGTTTGTTTAAGGCCGATCTTACGATAGCCGCTGCTACCCATGTCTCAGTGCCATGGCCAGAAGTCAAAGCCAGCCTCAGTCTGCCATACGAGGTGGTGCCAGAAATATGCAAATACTTGAGGCTGCCTAACTCATATGTCGACTTGGACGACGGCAATACGGCTATAGAGCTTAAGTGTGATGGCAACGAGTTCATCGCCTCTTGTGAGGATAGCTTCTCGTTTATCAGATACTTTGTTCCGTTGCCCACAATATTTGATCCAGTGGTGGTGCCATATTTTACTTTGGCTGCTATTAATGGTAAGCGGGTAAGCGGAGACGTGGTAATAGGCAACAATGGCAATTACTGCATGTTCAACACTCCTGGGCATACGCTGTGTACGTCAAGTCTTAACACCAAGCTAAACCCTTGGAGTGTGGCGGTGTCTAGCATGGGCAAGGCAGTAATATCGGCAACGACCGATATCGGCAACCTAATGGACGCCATTAAACCACTGTTTGCTATGATTCCGCTAAAAGAAAAAAGTAGCGCAATAATATCGATGGTACCAATAGACGGCGGTCTAAGGTTCGACCTGTCTCAGTCCGGATCGTCCTCCGCGACCTCCATATTGCAGTGCCAAGTTAGCGGCTCAGGAACAATAAACCTGCACCCTAGGGCACTATTTGACTTTTTGTCCATGATATCAGGCTTGGGTGCTATTGAGATCCTTGCAGCGCCTGTTGCAACAAGGATAACGACAAAAACCAAGATTGGGACGCTAGAATATCTAATAACCAACGTTATTCTCTGAGGTGCGACAGTGTCAAAGTGGGAGTTTCAATCTGATGCTAAGGAAAAGGCCAATGAGCTGTATATTGGGCGCGTAGATGGTGCTAGCCTGGCAAGAGAACCGACCACGTCCAAGATTATAGCCAAAACTCCTTTGATGACTTTTGAACTGATGTACAATTTGCAAACTAGGCTATGCGGATACAAGTTGACATATGATTTACCAAAGCTCCAGTCTAAGTTTACAACGTTCAATTCTTGCTTTCTGGCGTTTTCTACTCCGCAACAAATTGAGCCAAAGCTGGAAATAGTGTACGAAGACCAGGCCGTTAGGCTGCTAACTTATGAGTTCCCAACTGTTGCTGATTTGTGGTTGATAGGCCGATGGAGAGAGTGATACACTATGCAATTAGGAATAATGCCGGGAAAGCACCCAGAAGCTGGCAAAAAAGGATATTGCTGTTCATCATGCCAATGGTTCACGGTAGGCTACGCAGGAAATTGCCAAACTCTGAGAGGTGTCAGTATTGACACGCCAGCATGTATTGAGTATCTGCAACCGCAAGTGGACGAATTTGCTGAGATTATGATAGACAAGTACCTGGTTGGTCTTAGGGAATCGTTTAAGCACCCAATGTTTAAGCTTGATGATTCGCTAGCGGCTGAGCTTACCGGGTATCTGTTAGACGAGGACCTGTCTAGCAAGCAAATGGGCACCTTGCAGGATCTGACAAGAATCAACGAAATGTTGCGCAAAATATTGGCGTATAGGGCTAGGGTGTCCAATATATACACCAGCCTCATAGATATAAAGCATGAGTTAGATGAACGTATTAATTACGCTAACCTGTGGTTGTTTGCTAAGCACAAGGTGTACAAGGATCTAAAGAACGCTGTGGCCAGGAAGGCTGCGTTTGACCGAATCATGCCAGAGGCTATGCCGATCAAAAAAACCATATCGAAGCTAGAGGTAACTGCCAAGTACGTGGACGATAGGTTGGACGCCAATGAACGTCTCCTCTGTAAAATCCTTGCATCAGCAGAGCGCATTAAGTTCTCCCAAGGAGGTAGAATGTGATAGACCTTGACGATAGGACTGGTCGCCTACCTTCTGATGTGTTTAAGGCTGAGTTTGCCAAGATTTTTCTATCGATGATGGATGTCAGCGTTGGGCACAATCAAGCCAAAATAGAAATGACAAGAGCGCTGTTAGCCCAGGGTGTCCAGCTTAATATGCAGGACATGTTCTCCCTGACCGATTTATTGTTGGACAGACTTCAGCGCATATCAATAGTTAAATCGATGGCGCCACTGCTGGGGCTAACGGGAGAAATGGAAGAGATCATAGGGCGGGAAATGGATCTTATTTACGCTAGTAGGAAGCAAGTAGTAACAAAGACGCATGGCGTGATAAATGGAGATGCAGGAGACAAAAATGACTACTGAGATATTTGTTATTACCACACCGGACAATATTGGCGTGTCGTTAGTTGAGAGCTTGGAAAAAGCTGGCTACTATGTCACTCACTCAATGTATGACTGGAACAGCGAAAAGGGCAAAGCAACAGTGGCTAGGTTGTCGCTGCCGCAAGACAAGTTGCCGTTGGAGTATGAGGCCATAAAGGTTTCGTCGGTACTGGTGGCAGATTTGGAGTGCGACCCTACCTTACTAGCTGAGTTCATGGCTCTCGCTGTTATGACCGGATTGCCGTCAGTAGGAGTGTTCCAAATCTCTCCACAACCGTCCAAATTTAGTTCGTGGTTTGAGGCACTGGTACCGCACTCTAAATTGATTGGTTATTTGGAAGGCCTAACTAAACCGATGCAAAACGAAATGGACAAGGCTGGAGGTAGCGAAGATGATAGCATTTGTTAAGGACAATCTGCCTAAGATGGAGATATACGCCGAAAAGTTGGTAATTGTGCAGGCCTGCCAAATACACGACGACTTTTTTGTCGACGTTGGTGACGTCCGTTTGTCTGGTAAAAGTGGCGATTACCTGGTTAAGAGTGTCAACGGTTTTGTTTATCCATGCTCACGGTCGACGTTTGAGTCTAACTACGAAAAACACTGGGTTATCCAGGAGGAGAAGGCATGAAGGGCATCATTTTGGCAGGAGGAAGCGGTACCAGGCTGCACCCGTTGACGATAGCGGTTTCTAAGCAACTTTTGCCGGTTTACGACAAGCCCATGATATACTACCCGTTGTCAGTGCTCATGCAAGCTGGCATTACTGACATTCTGGTCATTTCCACTCCCATGGACATAAGCGGGTTTCAAAGACTACTAGGCGACGGGTCCAAGTTTGGCATATCTGTCTCGTACCGGGTGCAAACAGTACCAAACGGCATTGCTCAGGCTTTTGTTGTAGGCAAAAGCTTTATTGGCAAGGACACCGTGGCACTAATTCTCGGCGACAACATTTTTCACGGTGAGCACTTTGGTCGTGATCTGGAAAAGTCAGCCATATTAGCTGACGGCGCTTTGGTGTATGCATACAGAGTGAAGGACCCTGAACGGTATGGAGTTGTCGAATTTGATAGGAGCGGCATGGTGATTGGCGTAGAGGAAAAACCGCTGTTTCCTAAATCCAACTTCGCGATAACAGGATTGTACTTTTACGACAACTCTGTGGTTGACGTTGCAGCCGAGCAAGTACCCTCAGCAAGAGGTGAGTACGAAATTACCGACGTTAATCAGCATTACCTAAACGAGGGCAAGCTGAAAGTTTACAAAATGAAACAAGGCACAGCTTGGCTTGACACTGGGACCCACGCTTCCTTGCAAGAGGCTACCAACTATGTTCAAGCGATAGAGAGCAGGCAGGGTCTTAAGGTCTGTTGCCCAGAGGAAATAGCTTGGCGCCGTGGCCTAATTAGTAACGAAGAGCTTGGTAAACTGGCAAACGATGCCAAAAAGACTGAGTATGGTTCCTATTTGCTTGGGCTGCTGGTTTAGTCACTCTTGTGGCTATTTTATTGCCACACCCGTACGCAACGGCGGAGTCATTATGCCAAAACCGCAGTTCAGTTTTAGTGAAGAGAGAAACACCGTCTACTACCACAGCCTCAGAGTATACATATTTGGCGCTGATGTAACACCATGGCTTACGTCTAACGTTGTGCTTAATAAGGCTGGTAGGGACGGCATCACTGGCTGCACGTTTAGTCTGTCTAACGTCATGCGGGCTTTTGAAATAACTGAGCAAAACGTCCCGCCCATAGGGTCAGGCGTATTTAGAAACAGTGACCCATATAGCCCCGATGGCAGATACTCAGAGCAAGCAAAACACAACATCTTCGTGAGGAAAACCAGGGCAGCCAATAACACGAAAACTGCTATCAAAACCTTTGGCCCGATTAAGGGCAGCGTCACTACCAGTACCTCAGATACCAAGAGACCTGTTTACGGTGGCGTTATTAAGGACATACCAAATTCAGCTTCGGCCCAGACCGACACATACACGACCAGATACCCGATGAACGTTGGGTCGTTGGTGTTTCACAAGTATGACCCAGTCAGAGTATTTATTAAGAACCCGCTCTCCCGCAGTGAAGACCAATGGACTTGCGAATTTGCTGGTTATATCGATACTAAGTCGTTTAACCAAAATTACCTAAACGGTGAGTCGATGATAAACGTGTCGTGCCAGGACCTTAGGGCTCTCATGCAAAACATGAGGACGCAAACTAACCCCATGGCGCAAGTCGGAAACCAAAATACGTTGGCGTTTGGCGGCACTCGTGGGTTTATTGCTAAGGACACGGCCACGGCTGGCTTCTTCAACGATCTAGTAGCACCTGGTAGTCTTCTTTCTCACGTACTAGGCGGTAAGACGTTTAAAGACACGATTAAGTACTTAATGTTCGGTGCTTTTGCTAGTAAGGCTGGTAATAGTGGGGTTGGCACTATGTCTGAAGGAATCACTATATCATACGACCCATCCTCAGACAAGCGCAAAGAGGTTATGGAGAAGTGGAATAACCTAGTCATTTTTGGCAATGTGGAAGGTACGTATCTAACCAAAAAGCAGATGATAGACATGGGCACCAATACGGTGCCTGGCGGCATTAACTCGCCAGATGCCCAAAAAGTTCACTTTCTCTTTCCAGCATCTGGTGCTCCAACCAATAACCTAGTGTCCTTTTCCATGGCAGACAGCCAAGTTGAAGCACGAGTAGAATGGTCGTCAAGATTGGAGCTGCTAAACCAGATTTGCAAAGGTATCGACTACCAGTTCTATGTCACTGGAATGGGCGACATGGTGTTTGAGTTTCCAATGTATGATTTTTTGCCTAAAGATTTCAACGAGACTTATAACTTGTTATACACTTTTGACAGGCATCTTACGTCCGATACGGTCAACGACGAAGGCGGGACGCCAATAACCGCACTAGAGGTGACCTCTAACAGCCTGGTGTCGGAACTAGCAAACCCAACGCAGTCGTCAGCCACCCCTAGCGAGTTGAAACAAACCATTTTCTCCAACACCCTAGCGTCGCGTGTCGGAGTACACGTAGAAACGCACTTCATCCCTGGCGTAAGCAACCAGGATCGGTTGGCCCAACTGGGTCTCATGGAATTTAACAAAAGAATGGCTCAGTACGACAAAATGGACTCCGATGTTACTTATCGACCGTACATAGGGGTTAACAGGCCAATTTATAACGTGGTCAAAGCCAAGATGGCGATAGTCGAGTCTACTTCCACAACATGGGCTGTTGCTGACCGAGGAGAAGTAACGCTGTCAGTAACGCTGGGTTACCTAAGGCGGTTAGAAAATGGTTCGTTTCGATTTATTACAGGTGGCGAAGCTGTTCCTATTTCTTATAGCAAACTATATGATGGCATCCACATGCCAGGATCGGGTGTCAACTATGATAAAAAGGGATCGGGCAAGCCAGTTGGTGCAGACCCTGATGCAAACGTGTCAAACTAAGGGACTGAAATGCCTAACTGGGAATCGTTATTAGTACAGTCTGACGATCGCGAACGCCAACAGAGAAAATCGCTTACGCAGCCATTCGGTATGATGGTAACGTCCGTCAGCTCAGATACTGAGGTGGCCAAGTTTTCCTACTATGGAAACAGGGACAGAGCAATAGAACTGTCCCACCCGTTTATGTCATCCGGCGCTTGGATAAGAGGGATGCCGGAAGCTGGCGCCACTTATGTTGGCGTGTTTAGGTCCGACGAGGCCAATCCGCAGCCAACCACCACCTATATGAGAAACCTGTCGAAGCGAATAGACGCCTACACCAAGGGCCAGTCTATTTACCGGCCAATTATGCCAGGAGAGATAGACATCTCCTCATCAGGCCAAGGTCAGGCCTTCTTCTCTAGAAGGCCTATGTTCAACTTGCAAGCGGGAATGCTGACCAGGTATGCCGACCAGGACGCCCTGTCCATTGTGGACCAGGCGCCGCTTCACCACCAACGCCTGCTGCAAAACAGATCTAACGAAATAGGCGATGAGACTAGACTTGGGATCATCACGCGCCCGGCGCCATCAGGCTCTGGGTACTCGTCCTGGGACGTAGTGTATCCAAAGGTTGCCGGTGGCTATGCTGCCGAATTTTTGCGTCATATCAAGAATCCAGCCAAAGCTTCCCCTACTGTTCTGGCTATCACCCAAGAGGGCCATGTACTAAACACGGCTGGTGTGCAAGTTACGCAGTCCAGGACCGGAATCCCGTTAAGATATGCAAAGAGATGGTACGCAAATAGCGACGCGCCTACTTCTGTCGAAGTTGATGAGAAGGGCAATTATCTTCTGGACCTTTCCACCTCGGCCACGGAAGGGTTGGAATTCAACGTGCCAGCTGGTAACTTCAAACGGACCATCCAACTGGACGAAATTACGACGATAGCCGGTAATCGGGAAGACGTGGTGCAAAAGAGCGCCAACTTCGTCATTGGTGAAAATCTTGAAATAAACACTCGCCAAAATGTAAGAATTAGATCAGAGCTTGGCGGGTCGGACCTAATCTTTGACTCAACTACTGGAGCCGAAAAGGTCCTGCTGCGGACAAAGTCCGGTCACACCCTGATTTTGGACGACACCTCTGGTGTAGAAACCATCTACTTGATCCATAAGTCCGGATCTCAGTACGTGCTGGACCAAACAGGGTCGCACAAGCTGGTCAGTAAGTCAGGCTGCGTTGTATTTTTGGATGACGAGCAAGGTGCGGTAACGGTAACGTCAAAAACTGGGTCCATGGTAACAGTAGCAGACTCCATAACGATATCGGATAAGAGTGGCACTCAGTCTATTACCCTTGACGGCAGTAACACTTTGCAGATCGTTGCTAAGTCCAACGTTGTGGTAAACGCTCCGAAAGTATCAGTCAACGCTGGGTCAATTGACATTGGTAATCTGCCCATTCTCTCGGCAGTGCTGGCTGAGCCGCTAGCTGCGCTATTTGACGCGCACATTCATGCTACGCCAATGGGACCTTCAGGACCACCATTGCCACCAAATACGGCGGCCCTAATTAACTTAGCACCAGCCACAGCTTTCAAAAGTTCCTATGTCAAGATTAGGGGTAATATCTAGGCATGGATATCAGACTGGTAAACCTGGCCGATTTGCCTCACTCTGTTACGGCACCAACGCCAGAAACCTTGTGCGTGCTAATCACGTACAGGAGAATTGTTAACTACTGCAAAGTTGGCAAGGATATGGTACCTGTTTACGGTGGCGCTATTGCCAGCTATCCAAAAGAGATGGGGTTTAGGCTTAACAGATCCGATTTGTTGCCCAATTGTATATAACGCGGAGTTGTCTATGTCGGTGTTAGTAGCCAAAACGAAAGGAACCATTGGTGATAGTGTAATTTTTGAGTATAGTGTAAGAATACCGATAGGAGAGCTGCCTTCTATCCCGTTTCCTCCGTCTATCACCGTGCCGTTACCAAAATTGCCTAAGCTCCCCAAGCTGCCTAACTTAGCGCTGCCTAGCCTTGGCAATCTGGGCAACCTAGGGATAACGCTGCCGCCATTGCCAGCCTTGCCCACGCTGCCTAGCTTTGGCTTGCCATCTATTCCGTTCCCGCCGTCCCTTACTATTCCGTTGCCGAAATTACCCAAGCTGCCAAAACTCCCTAACCTAGCTTTGCCTAGCCTTGGTAATCTAGGTAACCTTGGCATAACTTTGCCGCCGTTGCCAGCTTTGCCTAAGTTACCAAGCTTCGGTTTGCCGTCTATTCCGTTTCCTCCGTCTATAACCATTCCGTTGCCTAAGCTACCCAAGCTTCCCAAGCTTCCCAAGTTCACCTTACCAAGCTTTCCATTTAGTCTAAATTCAGGAGAACCAAAAATAACAACGTCAGTGTCAGTAGAATAATTATGTTAAATGGTACGAGCAACTTTGTGCGCTAAAAGTCAAAACGTTAGGAGCCTAAATGACATATACAGCCATCAGACAACAAATACATCTTATTCCGGAATTGGTTAAATCAGCCCTGCTGTCCCAAGCTTTGGACGTGGAGCAAGTCATCACTGCCACCTTTGTGCCAAGCGATGGCTTCCGCAAGGCAGTAGCCTCGTTGGCGCCAGAAGAGTCTAACAGAGCGTTGACTGCTTTTAGCGACCTTTCTTTTAAGGCGTATGAGGCCGGTGCTAGGTATGCTAAGACCAAGCCAAAAACGATCGA